CGTTATTACCTACAAAATTATTATTTGGCTGTATCCAAGTGTTAGTGTAGGTAGTGCCATTTGATCCCGTCGCAGTTAAAAAACTATTGTTGCCGGGTAGATTTACGATATTCAAAGTACTTGCCATTCTCCATCCATTTATTATTCACGAGAAATCCCCATTCTCGTTTTTGCGGGCCCGGCATAAACAATGTCCAACATTCTACACCATCGCATAATTCAATACGATGATAAGAAGTGGATTTACATATACGGAAATGACCAGGGCCTCGCCACATTCTAATTTCACTAATTTTTTGACCAAGGGTGTTAAACTGCGGTACCCATTCGTAATAACCGCCTTTAAGGATTAGAGTTGCGTAGGGCCAAGGATGATCATGCACATGATCAGGATCGCTTTTTAAAAACCTATGCAAAAATACATTAAATGGGAAAAGTTTTCTATCTTTTAAAAACACATAATACCGTTCAAGATATGGCTCATTATCTAAACGATCATATATAATGCGCTTACGATCTAATCTTTCCATGAGTGAAAAGAACTTATTTTTTGTTTTGTTCAGCATCATAGTCGTCTTTAATTAAGTTATACGTATTTTTAAATTTTTCAAAGGCAATTTTAAAACCTGGATACTTTTCGCACATATCATTAATTTTTGATATGCTAGGCATAGTATCTACAAATTCTCTATATGAATATATGTTTGTAGTGCCCCAATTTATAGTAGACGTTGTTCCTATTGCTTGTGTCATGCTTGGGGTTACTGTTACAAAATTGCCAATATTAGGAGAATTGTTTATTGTAATAGTATTCATTAATGACGATAAGTCAATATTAATGATATCACTATTTGATGTTGTTGAGTAAGATATTGGCTGAGAAGAAGTTGTCATGTAGGACCTCCACTTGTTTATGGATCATAGGTAGCCGTGTTGGATAATTATCCATATGTTCCATAATTTTTCTGCAAAGGTCTGGTCTATATACTGTGTAAGCATCGAAGCTCTCAGTCCATTTGCTAGGATATTTAAATGTGTCAAAATACATTTCTGTGTAACTAAGTCTATCTGGAACCATTGGAATTGCATCCACGATCGCGCCTTCATAACAAGAAATACCAAGTGTTTCTTGTAAGTTGGCACTAAAAACTAGTTTAGCTTCGCCTAACAAATTGTGATATTCATTCTTTGTTAGCTGTTGATCCTGACACACAACAAATTCATATTGTGGTAGATGGTCTTTTAAATCTCTAAAGATTTCAACCTGCTTCTCAGGTGCGATGCGATGTGGAAACAAAATCAAATCACGCTTGGGCATGTTTTTATATTGCTGTAGAGTATCGCCTAGATACTCCATTGGCCAACCAGTGCGTACAAATTTGGGCCATTCGCCAGCAAGTATTTCTACTATGTCATCTGCAAGCCACGGATTTTCTGTGGGAAAATCATTTAAGAGATTTGTAAAAAACATCTTAATATGAAAGTCTGTGGCAAAATAGTTATGATCAAATGCATAATAAAAACTTTTTTCAGCATGTCTGACCCAGGGCTTTTTACCAACTAAACGTCCTAAAAAGTCTTGAGGATCATATGAACCAGCATGCCATAAGCCGTGTGTAGTTACTGGGATACCCAACAACTCACTCATATACTTTAAGTTTATAATGCCTGGATGCCAAGCGTCAGTAAAAATAAAGTGGTCGCCAGAATGAACGGATCCATTGCAAAACAACCTACCCATTTGTTCAACTTGGCTAGACTTGTATATATTAGTGCCGCCAAAATTAAGAAAGGCGCCAGGAGTAGTGGCACTAGGAATGTCCGTAGGACCAGAGATAATTTGAACATTGTGTCCAGCCTTTCGTAAGAGTGCAGGTACATGGGATTTCCATTGACCTGTATACCTTGTTTCTACACTTTCTAAATCAACGAGAAAAATATTCGCCATTATGACGTTTTCCCTGATATGGTTTACGTTCACTGTTGAAAGGTTTTTTAGGCCTGCGTGTTTTTTCAAAACTCCGCCATGCAAAACTTTCCCTGTTGTACAAGTCTGCTTCGTTATACGGAAGCATTTCGAACCTACAGTGATCTAAAAATGATTCTAAATCATCAAAAATTTTAACTATTTCAGGTTTCATGGCCCAATAGTCTACATTTTTATAATTTTTACTCATTTTGTTTTCCCTTTTAATATTTGATAAATGAACCATTTTCTCCATCTTCGGAGACCTCAATCCAGATCTCACGACCTGGATACTTTAGTGCAATGATGTTATATAAGTCTTCTGACATCATCTCACAACTTTTGTGATCAAGGCTTAAAGTGGCACCTTGACCATTATACAACGACTCAAGCCATCGCTTGAATTGGATGAACTCGATGTCCCTATCATCGTGTTGCACACTGATCCACACCCTGAAATGAAAGATGTGGCGATGAGGATAACCCAAAAACGATACGTCATATTCATCTCCTGTAGCTAGATTCGGATCTGTTAGAGCCGCAGGGTATTTATGAATACCTTCTTTTTGAAAGGTAACCCATATCATTTTAAGTGGTCGAATATCTTGTTTAATTACCATATGCAAATAAGTCCTGAAAGGTTGAATTAGTCATTGCTAATAGTTTTTCCATATCGCCGTCTGCTAGTCTAAAATCAAGCTCTGGTCGATCCTTTTTTGTTTTTTCAAAATAACCCCAAAAACCTTCATATGGTGTATACGAGATTGTAGGATTTTCTCTAATCAAGGTTCTTGCATTTTCATATGCAGCCTCAATAAGTTCTTGAATTTGTGGCTGATCAAAATCACATAAGTCTATAGCAATGATAACATCATTATCATCAGTTGTAAATCTTAATTGTTTCCGAATTTTTTCATAAATTGGAGATAATGGATAGGGTGTTGAAATAACATTTTCTGGACGCATAGTCGCTACTGTTTGAGCACTAGTCGCAGTTCCTTTACGACATTTAACTTCCCAACCAATTTCAGGAATATCACATCCTGCACCACGATTAATTTTAATGCCAATATCTTCTAGTAAAAATTCACACGTACGACCTGCGTCTCCGTTTATATTACTAGGTAATTGCCTACCTAGTAAATGATGTCTAATAATATTAAGAATTAGAGTCTCTGTTGAGGTAATCATTTGATAATTTCATCATTTTTGTAGTCAGCCCACGCTGTAAATTTACTACGGTCTTTAAGTTTATGTAGACTATGTGTCCACACGCCGGGGTTAGTTGCTTTAAAATCTTTATCGTCGATTTTAATCATTGTATTATAATTCCAAAGTTTGATATATGGAATAGGTACACGTATTTGTGGAATAAAATTATCGTAGTCATTCAATCCACCGTCGTTAAATTCCTCAACAGCACTAAGTGGAATATCTAATGAACATAAGTAATCGTTATCTAAAAAGTGACTAATCATATCATCCCATTGTTTCCAACCTGCATAATCGTTGTACACAGGATTAAAACTATGATTGGCGCCAAAGAAAATGTGCTTGATATGTTTGCTAGTGTCCTCATATGACGCAAAATCGTCTAGCCAATCTTGGATTTCTTGGATGGGTTGTATACCTGTAACAAATAGTGTTCTCATACCAAACGCAGGAGTATGTTCAACTTCGTTGCCAATAAAGAACACTGCATTATTATTTTTGCCACTTGCATAATCACGCTTCATTTTTTTCTGCCTTAGAAATTTCGTATTGTTTAATGAGCCTAGTAACATCTTCCATACGTTCGGCAAACACATCCGGTGCTTGCTGAGAGGCAATTGTCATATCCCAATCGCTAGGATAATGTCGCAACAATGAATTAGCAAGTTGCCTAATATCTTTAGGAACACGAGGAGTTCGTTTTGGACTACAAAGATCTATAAGGAACTTTTTAGTTTGTACTACTGCTCGATATCTTTCGTCGGGTAATGTCATTCTTTTACCTGTGATTCTAGCTGGTCTAATTTTAATTGTTCCTCTTCGGAAAATTCTTCATCGTGATCAGATTGTATTAAATTTGGGTCGTCTAAGTCAAATAGATTGGCAAACATTGTGCTAGCATTTACTGTTTTCTTGCCAGTAGCACCTCTAGTTCCGATAATAGTTTGCCAATATTTGTCATACTCTTCGATTATATCTTCAGATTCTTGTCTATTATTGGTTGCAAAAATGGCTTCAATGATATCTTTAAAGAATACTCTATTAAATTTCTCATTAACTAACATGTTTGGACACTTACCTAGATCATATTGTCTGTTAGCCTCTTGGACACTATTACAATGCATCCAAACATTATGACCCATCATAATAGCATAGCTAAAACTATCCCAACTAGTCTTGCCTTCTTTGCCTATTTTGTTCTTATCACCGGGTGCGTAAATGCATACATCTTTCATTTCGACTTGATCGATTATAGGACTTGATTGAAAGTTTTTAAAGATTTTGTCTTGGATGACAGCGTCTTTGAATAGTCTTGTGTCAGAAGCATATTTTTTGTCGTCTGCTGACGGGACCATTCTGTAGACCCACTTAGTTCTGTCTTCTGTTTCTGTTTGGATATAGATTTGTCCATTTGCTGTTGCCAAAAACGGTGAGGCGCAGTCAAAAGATATGGTAAAGTTTTCATTGTGATATTTCCTTACAGCACGTTGAATGTCTGTGAGCAATACAGCCCACTCTAGTTTACTGGTGCCCAAGAAGTGCATCCAGTCTTGTTGGCCTTTTTCCAACAATCCATCATGGCGCAAAGCCACTAATCTTTTTAGTACAAGGTGAATGTCGCACATGTTCTGTCCACCCATTGCCCAACCGTTAAATGCCTTGTCTCCATAAACTTTAGGATCACAGAATTCTTTCATCTGTTGATACCAATCTTCTGCTTCGCTGTGTGTTTCGCCTTGGAGAACATTTAAAAACTTACATGCACCTGTTCGGTGCTTGATCCAATATTGGTTATTATATTTTGTAGCATTAACAGCATCTTGGTATGAACTTATACCTGTTGCTTTAATACCTGCCGGACTACGGCATACCCATGCAGGAATATCTAGTACCATGCCATAGTCCATTAATGCATCCATCCATCTGAGAACGCTATCGCGTTTTTGTTGAGCCGCATCTAGCCTTGCTTGATATAGTTTAACGTGATCAACTTTAGAATGCTTGGGATTTCCGTTTTTATCTAATTTAGGATTTCCAGAAGCATCTAATTGTGGAACAAGTTGTATGCCCTTACTGACAGCATCTGCCATAAGTGCCTTTACTTCTTGACTATTTGGATCTCGCCACTCGCCTTCCCATACACCTTTACCAATCTGGAATCCACCCGAATCGCCGACTACTAGGCTAGTTGAACGATCTCTGTTGCGAAACATATCTTCGCTGTCATCTTTTTTAGATAAATCTAAATTTGCATGACCAGCTGAATATAAACACCATTTGTAATAAAATAAACCAGCATCTGGTTCAAGGTAGTTTAAACTTTCTATGCTAGTTGTAAAACTTTTAGGAATACGTGCAGGCTCAACATAGTTGCCATATCGTTGCTTTCCTATGAAAGTAGCATAAAAACCTGATGTAGCCGGCAAAAACACAGCATAGTCATTCTGTGTTGCCGTTAAATTTTTATTCAATATAACCTCTATTATTTAGAATAAGCAGGCAGAATGTAGTTGTATTCTGCTATTCCACTATCAACTGTAATTTGCATAGCACCACCATCGGAAATTTTTATAGAAATATCACCTGGTAAGTTTAAAATACTTTGTACTTTGCTAACTGGCCATGCCCAGACCTGTTTTAATTTGCCTGTAATGCCTTGCTGGAAAACAAAACTACCTGCATGAGTACTTGCATCACCGAATTGGAAGACTAAATTTCCATTTTCAGTTTTAACTTGAAATGTTTCTTCTTCACTGTGTGCTTGTGCTTGGAATTTTAATCTATTAACACTGCCTAAGTTTGGTTCAAATTCTATATCCCAGTTGATATTTTTTAATTTTGCAGTTTTTAATCTGTCATTAATAATTTCCATACTCATAAATCTGTAGTCATTTTCAAAATCACCTGTTGCATTTTCAAAATGCAACCCAGTAGGCACTACTTCATTATTTCTATTTTGTTTAACTACATTAATTTTAGCATTATCTTTATATTCTGGACATCTTAAATGTATATCTAATTTATTCAAATTAGGCATACCAAATGTGCCATCTAAATCTGCCACTGGGCTATGTGTTTTTGCGTTTAAAACAACAGAACGATCATCCGCAATTGATTCTACCATTGTTTCTTTATCCGAAGATATAATTTTAACTAATGGTATAAATCCAAGGCTGTGTGTATGTGTTACTAAATCTTGTAAAAAGTCTTTCATAAGTGTCTCCATATTAATGATTATATAAAATAAACAAACAAATGTCAATATTATTATTGCCGAATTGTTTTGTTATATTGAACTGCTGTGTTCAATATGTCTGTTGGTGTATTTAGATCTAGAGCATACTTTACAAAAGAATTTGTATCCTTAGGAAAACATGCACCACCGAACCCCCGCTCACCATCCGGGCCAGGAACTTGCATATGACTCGTGCCAATTCTTGGATCGTTTTTCATAATGTTAGCAATATTATCATAGTTTGCACCGTTTGCTTGACAAATGTCATATATTTGATTAAAGAAAGCAACTTTCAAACTTAAAAAAGAATTTATTGTGTATTTTATCATACTGGCTTCTGTGGGTGTGCAAGTAATAACTCCCCATGGCCCTAAATTTTTTAATGATGACTTGAATAGATGTTGCCAGATAGTTGTGTTTGAACCGCCCAATATCATATAAGTTTGATTGGCAAAATCTTCGTTAGCAGTTGCCGCCCGTAGAAATTCTGGACCATAAGTTATACTATGATTAGGAAAATCTTTAATAATTTTTTCTAACTTATCTGGAATAACTGTAGACTTGATTAGTATAGGCATGTGTACTGGAACTTGATTTAACACGTTGTAAATCTGACTTACATCGCATCCCCCTTCACCATCATTTGGTGTACCTACACAAATAATTACACCATCGGCATCTGGATGATCGGCTACAGTATTAGGTGTATATGCTGGATCAACAATATGTAATTCGTTTTCTTTTATCAACGCTTCAAATACAGCTTTGCCTACAAATCCGTAGCCTGCAATAATAAGTTTCTTTTGCATAATTAAAACTCAAACAAACTGTTAAATGTATTTTTTTCTTCTGTAGATTTAATATCCCATTTCAACACACCAATTAAGTTTTCTAATTTATTATCAATAATAGTCTGTTCCATTTCAGCATCATCAAACGGCAAATCTTTAAACCACTGAGGTAGTCGTAATTCGTCTACAGGATACGCAACTGATGTAAATCCGAGCGGATTTTGTTTTACTTTACAAACAATTACTTTAGCACCATCGGTAATGTTCATTGAGTATTTGTCATTGAACATACGCTTCAATGTATTCCAGTTAATACTTGCTCGAACGTGTCCAGGCATATTAGCCTTGCCTTGTTTCTTTTCTTTTGCTTCGTACTCTGTGATATTATTGGCACGTTTGGGCGAACCTTTTTCCCAACCAGGCCGTGCCTTAAATTTAATTCTAAATTCACTAATATGATCTAATACTTGTTCTTCAGTAGCACCAGTAAGAACCATTTCAAGAACTTCACTTAAAAAGTCTTGAATAAATTCTGGAGTATCACTGCGCTTAAGATCCAACCCCATGGCTTTAATTTTACCCGGTTTGCCTTCTACATCTGAACGTTTACCTTCTTTGTCATAATAAAGAACAGCATACCGTTTTTTAGTAATGAACAAACCTTTGATAGCAACAATTTCACGACCTGCTTTAATAACTTCACCGCGACTCTTAGGACAATGAAAAGCATCTAACATAAATTGTTGGAATGTGCCATTAACTTCTTCGCCAATTTGATCATATAATTGAACAACAGTTTCCTTAGTCCATGGTATTTGTCCTGCATCTATTTCATTTTTTAAGGTTCTAAATGCTGAAAAGTAACAACTGTCTGTATCTCCATAGATAATGGCTTTGCCGATATGATTATATTCTCCCGCAACAATCTCATTGACTTTTCCAGCCATATGCTTTGCGATCTGACGCCCAGTAAGAGTTGTAGATTGGCCGATGCGCTTATCAAAAAAGCGACAACCAGGATTAAGAATGGCGCCATAGAGCGAGTTAAGGTTAATCTTCTTGACCAGTTGTCGCTTGTCCCAATATTCTTCTTCAATTTTATTGCCAGCATTAATAGCCTCCTTTAGCTTGGCCTGCATTTCTTTACGTTCCGCATACCAACGTTTTAATAGCCCTGGAATAATACCCTCAGTTTCGTAGGTAAAAATAGTACCATTAGCCGAAATTACCCAAGGTTGATTGCTTTCAAATATTAATCTATAAACTTCTGCGGCACTGAGTATATCACTAGAACCATCTTCCCAGTCAATAGTAATATCTGTGCCAATCTCTTGATTCATTACCGCAGTATATTCTAATGTACCAAACATGCCTTCCCAAGCAGCCGCAAATGATTTTCCTTTGGCTATATGTGCTTGAATATATTCGTCTGTCATAATAGGTCGTAACTGCCCGATAATAGTTTCGGGGCCCATGTTTAGAGCACGAATGGCACTTGGATAAAGACTGTTAATGTCTAGCGAACCAATCCAGTCATGAATACCTTCTTTAGGATATGCAACATACGCACCAGCGGCCGCAGTATCTTCACGCTCGTCCATCTTTTTACGATTTGGTACAACAAATCCTCTACGATGTGCTTCGTTAATAATTGCTTGTTCTGTAACAGCAACAGCACCCATTGTAGTTTGGATCAATACAGTGTTTTCGTGTGCTAGTGTATTAGCAAGATCTAAGAATTTTAATTTTTTATCTAAGTCGTCTAAAAGTTTACAGTCATTGATGTTGTATTCAACAAAAGTTCGAAAATCATTGTTATAAAGTTGGTCCAACGTTCCTTCATATTGAGTCTTACGCTGGCCCAATTCATATTCGGCAATGGCATCTAGACGATAACTGTGACGTTCTTCGTATGTGTATTTGCGATATAATTCTAAATAGTCTACATGAACACGACCGATGAAGTCATAAGTGACTGCACTACGCCCAAATTTTTCGTATTCTCTTTTTCTAGGAAATAGATCAAATAAACAAAAGCGCCTTGTATCTTCTTTGCTTAAGACTTTGGTAACACGATTAACAGTATACGGAACGTCAAAGCCTTCCGAGTTCCACCCGCTAATCACATCAGCATCTTTAATTAAATCTAAAAATGTATCTAATAATGCCGCTTCGTTATCAAACAGCATTACATTGGTAAAATCTTTTATTGCCTCCTTTGCCTCCAACATAGACATCTTTTTAGGAGGAATAGCCAAACACACCATAGTTTCTAGCCATTGTAGGTAAACAGCAATTGCAGTAATTGGCATGAACGCATCGTCTGGACTAGCATAACCGCGTTCTGGATCGAAATCTACCTCAATATCAAAAAAGGCTGCATTTAATTTTGGTGCGTCAGCATTAAGATAGTTTTCACTTAGACAAACAAATATTGGATTGATGTCTGCTTCATACAGTGTCTTGCCACTGTTAATGGCTTGTTCTTTACGTAGCTCTTTGGTATTTTTACAGACAATGCGCGATACAGGATCGCCATAGATTGAAACGTGTTTGCCCTTAGGGTCTTTGACGTATAGTGTGTGGCGCACAGGAATATCTTTAAATTCACGCTCGCCTTTTTTGTTACGTTCAACAATTTTGATGATATCATCATCCCTGTTGAAGTATGCATCAACATAGCTCATTTATTTCTCTCCATGCGATTTAAGGCTCGCAAATACCCTACATGCGGATTATGGCCCGCCTTGCCTTTATATTATAGCAGGTTTAGATACGTTTTGTAATATCCAAAATTGCTTCAATTTCTTCCCAATCTTCGTTATACGCTTGCCAATCACCTTTGTGGGCAATTTTAATTGCTTTGTTTATAATGCTTGGTTTAATTTGTAATTCTTCTGCAACTGCCTTAACTGTTTCTTTTAAGCCTTCTTGTAAATCTTCTACTTCGCGTAATACTGTAGAACCTTCACTGATTAATCTTTCTAATTTTGCCTTTTCTTCAGGACCATAACTTCTACCAGCCATTAATATATCTCCTCAGTGCCTTATTATAAACTACTTATACTTTAAAATCAAGTTATTATATTTTTTTTGGTTAAATTAAAGATCATCTTTGATTGTGTATAGCTCTTTTCTTATACTTGGATTAGTTGTTTTACTCAAATCATTAACTAAATCGTTAACTCTTTTTGCAATTTTATTAAAGGCCTCCAAATCATCTTCTTCTTCAGGTGTAAGTTTTTCTGCATGTCCTGCTTGTGAATTCACAGTGCTATTATTAGGCTTGCCACTATCAGTAGTATTGTTACTATTGGTGGTATTGCTACTATTGGGCTTGTTACTATCGGTAGTATTGCTACTGTTGGTAGTATTGCTACTGTTGGTAGTATTGCTACTAGGCGGCTTTTCAATTTTGCCACCATTACCATCGGCTACTGTGCCATCACCATAATCTGTCCCAGCAGGATCATGCTTGCCAGGATTTGCTTCCTTCCATTTTTTATATTCCATCGTACCGTAAATTAAGGCAGCACCTAACGCACCAAGATTTAACCATTTTCCTACAGTTCCATTTCTAAAAGCATCTCCTGCCTTGGTCCATATAGATGGTTTAACATCAGCGCTGCCGGGTACATGTACTGGCTCACCTGGTTCTTTAACTGGTTCTTTAACTGGATCTTTAACTGGCTCTTTAGCTGGATCTTTAACTGGCTCTTTAGCTGGATCTTTAACTGGCTCTTTAGCTGGATCTTTAACTGGCTCTTTAGCTGGATCTTTAACTGGCTCTTTAGCTGGACCCGGCTTAACTACATTTTCTCCGTCCTTATTATTAGCAGGAAAATTTTCTCCTTTGTCTTTCCTAGTCTGTGCTGGAATTTGATCTCTTGGATTAATACCTAGTTCTTTATCTTTAATTGCTTTATTAATTGCGTCATTTAATGAATCGGGTGCATTTTTTAACGTACCATTTTCAAGTTGTTCAGCCCACCTCCTACCATTCCAAATATAAGTTTTTCCGCCGTGCTCTACTATATCGCCCGCTGATTTTTCAACATTTCCTGTTATAATCTTTCCTGCTCCTTCAGCTTCTTTACCAAATGCCGCAGCCTTAAAGTCTTTAAACAATTTTAATATTGTGGACCAAGCCCCTGGGGTGCGATTAATTACAGCCCCTGTCGCCGTCTCTTCGTTTACATCCGGTTGTTTAGACAAGACACCTGATGCTACTATTTCTAAGTTTTTTGGGTTTACTTGATTACCCTCTTCATCAAATAACCCCCCATTAGGCAACATAATGTACGCTCTTTTATCTTTGTAAAAAAAGATAGGAGGATATTTTTTAGCTTCGTCACGTATATCTTCTGCACCGCCTTCTTCATTTTCAGTTCCTTCTTGAATTCTGTGAGGAATGTTTAAAAATTTAGCAGTAGTATCATCTAATTCACCGCTTGGATTTAGTTTATTTTTCTTTTGAAAATCTTTAAGGGCCGTCTTTGTTTTTTCGTCTAATTCACCAGTTACTGGTTTTATACCTAATACAGCTTGTAAGACTTTGATCCTATTTGAGTAGTTGTCAGAGTCTCTTTTTATATTCCAAAGATCTAAACCAACAGACGTCCATCCAGCATAGGGAATAAATGCAATCCCAGTACTTAATCCAGAAATGCCTGCTCCTACCCAATCACCGTCTCTTGCTCTTACATAAGTATCATATGCTCCATAACCTGCTGCCATGCCTGGCAATGGAGCTAATAGAATTTTTTTCCATAAGCTCGGATTTTTAGATATTGCACTCGATATTACTCCACCGTAGCCCATAGATGCTAGATAACCTACTAGATCGGGATCAAGATCAAAGTCCTCATTTAACTTATCTTCTTTATAAGATCCAATTAACATTGCAGCCAAGTTAGATTTGAATTCAATTGATTCTTTAACTTTAGTAACGCCTGGAGGAAGTTTAGGTGGTAAGTATATAGTGCCAGCACTTACTACACCAGGTTGTCCTTCTATTGATCCAAGATAATCCCTTGACTGTGCAGGATTGTAAACATAAACAGTTCCATCACCGTATTCCCGCCATTCCCAACCATTACTTAATTTTGTAGTTGTAAATTTATCTGGATTTTTGCCAGTCGAAAGTCTGCCTGCTTGACTGTCACTACTATTGGCGTTTTGATTTCTTTGTTTACGTCTTGCCGCAGCAGTTTTCTTCTTAAGATCACGATACTTAGGCATCAATCTTCTTAGTTCTTCTAATTCTTCTTGTTCAAGTTCTGCTCTATCTTGAGTTGCTATAGCTGTTTTACTTTGGGCTCTTAAATCAGCGTCGTAATCTTTTCCGCTAGTACCAAATATTCTACCCCAGAATGTGCTTGTAGCCGCATTGTCGGGAATTAGGCCCATATAGGCTAATCTTTTATCATCTTCTTTAGGTGCAGTATCTGATACGCCACCGCTGACTGTAATGTATTTGCCAGTAACTGGATCGTATAAACCGGGTAATTTTTCATCGTTGGCTAATTGGCGTAACTTAGCAAATCGTTCTTTGTCGTTGCCTTCTTGCCCTGCAATTTGAGTAATAATATTTTTTAAACGTAGATCTTCAGCAAGTATTAAACTTTCTAACAGATCCATTTTGTTTAGTAGTTTTCTAAAATCCATTTTACTTCCTAATTATTTTATTGAGCACTTAGGCACTAGTTTACCATCTTTTGTTTGCACACCTGTTTGAACTTGACCAGTCCTACATGAACTAGTTTTAGTTTTAGCCTTAATAGGCTTAGGAATAGCAGGCTTTATTTTTTGTAATACAAGTTCTTCAATAGGCTGATTATTTTGTATGCCAGGGCCAGCTCCTGGTTTAAATCCAGCACTGTGACCTTGAACATAATTTTCTTTATTTAACAGATCTATATATTTGCTACTGTCAGATCCAGTTTTTCCTCGTTGAGCATTTTGATATGTAATATCTCTTTCTTGGTCGCGTTTGGCCCTATGTTGCATAATTTTAGGAGGATTGAGCAAACTGTTAGCTGTATGTTGTACGGCAAAACTTGCGTCTTCTACACTCACTACTGGCTTTCCGCTTTTGTTAGTATTTGCACCCATACCGGATACAGTGCCCTTGGTACCCTTGCCGCCAGCAGCACCAATATGAGCTGAGCCTTGCCATTTTTCAGCTTTACGAGGCTTGTGTGTTTTACCATGTTTAATTTGTCCGCCACGAGCTAAAAAATCTGCAACAGGGTCAATAGTATCATTATATTCTTCTGCTACACCTTTCTTTTCAGCCTGTTGCTTTTCCCAATCGGACTTGGCTTTGGCCATAACGTCATCGCCTCGACGTTTACTAGCATCACTCTTTTGACGCTCGCGTTCCATTGCTCGCTGTAGTTTAACAGCGGCACTCATTCTTTCTTCTTTGGTAAGAACCCTTTCTGCAATCACACTTGCATATTGGTTTATTAATTGACGTCTATATTCTTTTTTTTTGAGAATGTCTTCTTCTGCTTCTTTGAAATATTTTTCAATTGCAGTTTTAAGAACTCTTTTTTCAGTTATAGGCTTTTGGTAGTGTTGCATAGCCATTTGTACTGGCAATGCTACTTTGTGTGTAGTTGTACCTTCTTTTAAGATTCCTGCTAATCTTAAAATATCTTCTTTTAATGCCGGTTGTTGCGGTTGCCCAGTTTGAGCTTTCTGTGCGTCGGCTTGTTTTTGTTTTTGCAGTTCTGCTTGAGCAGGAGTCATTCCTAACTTCTGATCGTACTTCCAACTAGGTGTGTAAATCCCGTCAGGCTGTTGAGCCATCTTAGCGTTAGCCTGTTTTTCAAATTCTTTATGCTGAGCACGATTAAATTCTGCTTCAGGAGATTTATCATTAACATTTGATAACCCAATCCAATTAGCAATAGCGTATTCTTTACCTTCTGGAGTTCCTAGCATACGTTGAACTAATTCCCAGTCATCTTTAACAAATCCTGGTTGTTGATAATTGGGATCTGCTTGACGTGCTTGAAAATAAGATCCATCTAATGCCATCATTAGATCAGCAAAATCACTGCCGCTTTGCCATGCACCGATGCGTGTCGGATCAGTTTCCGAAGGAGATGCTCCATCAATAACATCAGCTGGATGTTGATAATTTTTCTTTAAAAATTCCACACTTGGAACTTTATAATTTGCCGGATCAACCTGCGGAACAGATCCGGCATCAGGCGCAGTAGGCGCCGATCCTGGGTTAGGAGTTGCTCCTTGTGGTCCAGTAGGGTTACCTGTTGGAGGCGGTGATATTGGGCTAGGAGTTGATCCTTGAGCACCCTGCTGCGGATTAATATCAGCTTCTTTAACTATGCGTAAAAATTTAGACATGTTTGTAATGCCTTCTACAGGTCTAGTAGAAGCATTATCTAATGCCTGTAGAATGCGTTTCATGTCCATGGTATTATCCAATTAGGCGTGTTAAGTTGGCTTTGAACTGAGTAAAGTCTGTAGACTCTTTAACAGTTTCTTTCTTTGCACGTAGAGCAGCCATGTCCTTGCCATCAATCTTGCCTTTTGGTTCAGCAACATCGATCTTTTCTTGATTACCAGGTAAATCTTTTTCTTCTTTCTTTTTCTCAGCCAAAACGGCTGTAGTTTCTTTGATATTTTTCCACATAGCAGCAGCGGCAATCTTCTTACCTTTCTCACCACCACCAGCAGCCTTTGCTACTTTGTCAAAGCTCTTGCCTGGCTTACCAATGTCTCCACCTGCTTTAGCTTTCTTAACCACGGCAGATTTCTTTGCTTTGCTTAGACCTGCACTTGGCTTTGCCTCATCGACTTTCTTGGCTTTGCCGCCTTTTTCGTCTTTACCTAAACGTCCAGCAATAACATCACCGCGTGTTACTTTATCGTAAGGTTTGGCATTGTTAGCTAAATTGCCATCGCCTTTTTTCTTACCTTCGTACACACCTTGGCCATACATTTCGTCAACTGTTTTTTCTTTCTTACCGTCTTTGACTTTAGTTACTGAATCTTTACCAAAACGTGCTTGCCAATCTTTGCTATCTTTTTCTGTTTGCTTATCGGCAGCTTTATCGCCTGATTTTTCAGCAGCAGATTTGCTTTTAGCCTTGCTAGGTGGCTCTGCGTGTGGTTCATCGCTAAAACGATCTGGATTATGAGTATGACGTGTAAAACCTTTACCTCTTGTAATAGTACCACCTGTAGAACTTGTTTCTTCGTCTACTTCTTCTTCATTGTCTGGTATACCATTTTTATTAGCATCAATACGCTTGGCAGCGGCAGCATACGCTCTTGTAGCAACATTGTGCTTCTGTGCTAGACGCTTTGCTCTATCGCTAGGCTGCACCGGCTCTTCATAAACTACACCAGTACCGCCACATTCTGTACATGCACGCTCTCCACCACTCATGATGCCTTCGTCCATTTTACCTTTTTGTTTTTCGGCCTGAGCTTTTTTAATTTCTTTTACTTTGCTTTTGGCTTCAGATAATAATTCTTTCATTTTCATTTTTTGTTCCTCGCTCAGGGTTTCTACGTTGTCTAGGTGTTTACCATACTCACTAAACTTCATTTCATATTCTAAATAATGATACACGCTAGCAACGTAATCAGCTGCCTTAGTAATTTTGGCCTGCACCCAAGCTTCTAACTTATCGTTATCATCTAGTTGCTTGAACAGTTTGTGCGAATAGTTAGCTAATTTGTACAAATCAGCCTTAGCCATAGCACCTTCTCTATCGTGCTCTGCTTCATTTCCTGCATTATGCTGTGCTGTAGCATCTAATCCTGGTTCTACAGTTGGTTGCATTTGATCTAATCCTGGCATAGGTAAACTCCAAATTCTTTATATATTTAGCTTCTTTTAACAGTCCCGCTACCAAATAAATTAGCACCCTTCATATCAAGTGCATTTACTGCGGTACCATCAGACTTTTTAGGCTGCTTAACTACGGGCTGCGGTGGTGCCTTTGTTCCAGATCCTGTAGTTGGACTACCTGTATAACTCTTTTTACCACGTGCTTTCCCTGGGCTTAACTGCGGAGCATCTACAGTACCAATGTTAGCAGCCATTGTTGCACCTGCTGTTGCTGATTCCCCTAACTCACCACCTAATAACTTTTTAGCATGTTCTAATTCTCTTACTTTTGCAGATAATTGGTCATATTCTTCTTTACCTTGTCGCCAAGTATTTCTAGCACCATATTGATAATCATTATAGGCACTTTTTATTGCTGGCTGTAGTTTAGCAATTTCAGCATCAATATCTACATTAGCATATTTGTTACGAATTGCTTGTTCTCTTTCTGCTTTTTCTTGAGCATTTTTTTCTGCCCAATATTTGTCAACTCTAGATCTATGTCTTTTTAGACCCTTTTCTCTTTTTGCAATAGTCTTATCAGCGGCTGCAACTTTTTCAGGATCGTCTCGATTAAAGAATTTATTCATACTAGCACTTGCTTGACTTAGCTGTGCTTTTTTATGATAATCCCCAAAGTTCTTAAGACTAATTTCATTTACAATGTTATTATCTATTTCTGTAATTCTCATAATTATTCCTTTACTAATTTAGTCCATTCTGTATATTGTTCTTTGTTAAGAAACAACTCGGCATTTGTTTTATCATGGAAACCAAAACTATTTGTTTTTCCAACAGGAAATTCATGTGAAAACTGTGCGGCTAATTCTATAGGTGCAAATTTTATACCGCAACTTTCTAACCAATCTCTACAATGAATACCAATTAAACCATCCTCTTTCCACCAGCTGGCTAAACCAGTATTAGCAACATTCTCAAACTGTTGTTGGATGTGTAATGTAAATCTCATTAATTGCTTACTGCGCAAACTGAATCCGCCATTGCCAACTCTATATCGACCTAATCCTAACCAATCTACCCAGGGAGCACCTATATAGTCATATTCCATATATTCATCAGTCCAGCTTTGTTCATTTACAGGCATTCCGTCATATTGAATAAACAACGCATGACTAGTTTCAACATGATCCCCTACATTCTGTAAGCAAATCTTACTGTGTTCTACAGCATCAAACTTGTTAACTTTAATAAATTTATCTCTTTTAGGATAAAAATCCTCATCACTAAAAACTAACAATGGATTCTTTGGAAAAAATTTTCTAGTGTGATTTATAGCCCATGTGGTTGCATCATATTGTTTACTATCTATTACAACTAATGTTACATTATCGTTCATAAATTACTTTCTATTTTTTATCCCCAAACCAGTGTTTAAACCAGTCTTCGGTGCCGGGCTTCAACCCTAGTTCTCTAGCAACTTGACCTTTGTCTGTTTGTTTGACCTGTGGAAGTTGCTGTAATCTATATTTTACCAACAAGTTTTCACTACCTAATCCACCCAATTGACTAGCACCCATCATTTCCCACATGGGATCGCTAGGATCTATATAGCAATCATCTGATGAGGATTGTGTTAAATTTTGAGTAGTGATTCTAAATTCTTTCATTTCAATGTTGCTCTTAATTGCCAACTATATTTTTTATGTATATCTTGACGTTCCGCCAAAAAGTTTGCAAGCCCATGATCTCCCGATTGTTCGGCCATTTCGTAACAGATTTTAAAAATGCCTGCCATCTTTTCACTATCTTGTAGTAGTTCTGCAACCATGCTACCCTGATCTGGCACTTCGTTTTCATCAGCTACTTTAGTTAACATACTAAATTTTTCAAAACTTGCCGGAGCATATAGTTGTAAAGCACGTAGTTGCTCTGCAAATGTATCAATACCGTCGTATATTGCGTTATAAATTTCTTCAAACAATTTATGCAGTTGCGGGAAACTTGCACCTTCTACATTCCAATGAAAGTTTTGTGCCTTAAGTGCAAAAGCATATTCACTAGCAAATGCTGTCTTTAGAGATAGATGATATTTGTCATTCATATTATATTCCATATTTGTTCTTTTTAGGTTTGGCAACTACACTTTGAATATTTGTGTCTTTTGGTTCCTCACTTTTGCCACGTTTACTTAATTCTTTTTTATCAGTTGGAACTGTAGCAAATGCCTGAAGCATCATAGCATGTTCTAAATCTGTATAAGGAAACACGACATTATATTTTTCAACAAAACTATGGGGATCCATATCTAATTTTTTCTTGCTCTTGCCATCAGCCATTGCTGCTGCCATCATTATACGATTTAAATGATAAGTGCGATCATATCCCCCAACATCTCTAAAAATAGTATTTCCTTGATGGCTATCGTCAAAATGATCAGGGATTAAGTCTTCAGTTGGTTTGGCTTCTGCTACAGTATGTCGTTTAGTCTTTTCAGGATACATGTTTAAATAGTGAGCAACAACATCAAATACTGGCATTTGTTTATTATTAACTTTAATAGTAACAGTTGGTTTTATGCCCATATCTTTATAGAATCTAGCTCTATCGCCTTCTCTTGCAGCCTTACGCAAGTCAGTTGCGCTGGCCAAACGCTGTGTTCTAACATGATCTATTTGTTGAAACTTATATAATCCGTGTTCTTTTTCAACACCGTTGTATTGTGTAAGAGTTTTAATTAACCAATCTTCATCTGTATAAACTTTTAGGTGTACATTATCGCCGTGTTCTTGATAAATGCGACTTGCAAGTGTTAATAAACTTTGTTCAGGAATAACATGACCTGCTACTGCCGGCCAAACTGCTGCCATTGCCTGTAATTTAATATCATAAGGTAATGGATCTTTAGGACCACTAGTACTTTCATTTGTACCAACATACCAAACAGGGTTTTTAGATGCTTGCTTCCATACTTCTCGATGTCCTCTATGTGGAGGATTCCATCTACCAAAGCAAACTCCTATAGTTTTTAAAGCACCATCAAAAGTATTATCTTTTTCAAAAAGTTCTCTTAGTTTCATGCTGTTAATGCTCCTGGTGCCCAACTTGTTGGAACAAATTTTAATGCCCCGTACTTGTGATGTTTTTGGGGATAACGAACATGTCCCTCCCCGTTAGTATCCCATATTTCTCTTCTAGGCTGTTGTTTAATTGATGCATCTTGCTGGTCTTTCATGTTTCTTATACCTTTGATTAGATGAAATATTGCATCTAACCCGCCAGGATGCTGTTGAACCATATTAATAATATGTTGTTGTTTCTTAGCACTTATGCCTTTTGTAGTCATCCAACTCATAAAGGTATGTCCAGAAATGCTGTTAAAATCTTGTTTGCCCGATGCATGTAAATTACTCATTTGATTAAAGAAGGGATAAAATATTCCATTCTTATCTGAGTCTGGTAAACTATTCATAAAATTGTCTATGGCAGCACCGTGTTGATTTACATATTTTATCATTTCGTCTATAGCCTTTACATCTACTTTAGGAGCTGTTTCTGTATAGATAGGACCTTGAACTATTAATCCAGGCACATTGTTAAAACTGCTAAAATCATCCATTGGCTGTTGTGTTCTATCAGGAGCACCAAACAAATCAAATTCGCCATGTCCTACAACCATAACTTGTGCTTGTGATATCCTATGGCCTAATTCACTATCAGCATCTACGTGATACATTGTTTTGCTTTTAGGATTTGGTGCAAATGTCCATGTTCCTTTAGGATGTTCGTCTGCCGTAGTTGATGGATCTTTACCAGGCGGTACAAATTTTTTAGCTAGTCCGGGATCAACACCAAACAATGCATCTGCATATACAAATCCCACAAAATTTTTAGGTGTTGCTTTGTCAAACAGCGGATATAAGTTACTAAAATTTGTAGCAAACTCTTGTCTTTTAGTAGCTTCTTCTGGAGTTTTAGGATTACCGCTTTGGTTTGCAATAAAATCATAGACACTATCTGGACTTGTAGATTTTACTCCTCTACTCCATTGATTGTGTCCTGCTAGGA